TATATCCATCACTCTCTGAAAGAACTGCTCTGCGAGTTGCTTCTTCTCTGACTTTGGAACAGAAAAGTCTATTGTAGAGCATCGTGATTGTAGTGGTTCTATCAGTCTATTCTTGTAGTTACAGGTCAGAATGAATCCACAGTTCTTGTGAAACTCTTCCATGAAGCCCCGTAGGGCAGGCTGTGTGGACTGAGCATTTAAATAATCGGACTCATCTAAGATGAGATATTTTCTGCCACCGTGTAGTGCCACGGTTGAGGCGAAGTTCTTAATCTGCGTCCTCAAAAAATCTATGCCAGATTCCTCAGAACCATTCACCATCATATAGGTCAGACCAAGCTCTTCTATCAGTGCTTTTGCAGCTGTGGTTTTACCAACACCGGGCCCTCCAGACAATATTAGATTTGGTATATCGCCCTGTGCGACAAACTCTTTTAAAGTGTCCTTGAGTGTCTTTGGTAGCACCAACTCATCGATATTAGTAGGGCGATATTTCTCCGTCCATAAAAAGTCATCCATTCATATCTCTCCATATATACATCGGATATTCATCCATAACATCAAAAATGTTTGGATGGTTCATCAGCGCCCTACGATACGGCGACCACTTGATACCTCTACCCCATCCCAGATAATCCATGATTTGTTGTTTAGTAGCAGCACCCTTTTTGATGAACTCTATTATCTCTTTCAGTTTATCAGTGTCACTCATGACCTTTTGTCTGTTGAGCAGATCATCCATATACTCACTCATATTAATGATCTCATTCTTGTATACCATAGATGATGACATATAGTCAAGTGCCTTTTGCGCCTCTTCATTGCGATATTTTGGGTCATCCAGATAGGTGTTTAGCAACATTAACGCTTCATGGTCATTCTCAAAGAAATCACCATGCGGGTATAGTTCTTTGTAGTATGTGTCATCATACATGATATACGGCACACCGTTCATCATACCGTCCGTTGTAGCGACACTCCAACCACCATACTTCTGTTTTGGTGAGAAGCCCATGTAGCACTTTTTTAGTTGATTATAATAATTCATTTTCTCTGACACTGTGCTATCGGACTTTTCAACGTCAACATATTCACGAAATCTATTCGCAGTGTCATGATTCCCTGCATCTAACAAGGGCACCCACACAGTAAAGTCTTGTCTCATTTTCCACAGTTTGTCTGTAACAGCAATAAACTGATTAAAATGTTTGTATGTGTCAGGACGGTGGTTGAACACGATTACTTTATCTGGTTTATCGTTTATGTTAGACACGATATCTTCCCTGTATACGCCTAAGTGTTGAACTTCCAGAATATTATTCAACCTGTCTATCGTGTCATCGTTGAAAGTTTCCCTTGCTTGATTTAACACCATGTCTTTTTGGTGTTGTGTATTGAGATAGCATCTATCCATCTCTAGCAAACCTGTGACATTCTGTAGAAAACTATCTTTTGACCATGTGACCACATTTTTTAGGTCAAACCAATGGCAGTATCCAAACACAGGCGGCATATGATGAGTCACATTGTACATGGTGTTCTCTAATGCATGAGTATGCTCTGGTAGATGTGACATGACTAAATCAAAGTCAAGCCCCTTGTGTAACATTTTCTGCATCTTAAATACATCAAAGTGACTTCTCATTGTTTGCGGATATGTTGGAAGCGGCACATACCATTGTGTTACATTATCAAATGCAAGAGATGTGACATGTCTAGGAAGAATCAAGTAGAACCAGAGATCATCACGAATTTGGTTCAATAATGAAATCTGGTTCTTAATAACTTGAATATAGCTATCTTTATCTAAGTCCTCTTGGAATGTGATGTTAGGATATACCAAAATTCGTACAGTTTTCACATTTCTTTCTTCAAGATTAAATAGGTTCATTTACTGGTGATAAGGTCATTTGTACCTGACCATCTTTTATTTTATTAGTTTTTATAATCTGTACATTACCTTTCCAGATTTGTAAATCTTTATCATCTTTATGGTTGTTATACCATTCACTAAGTTTCATAGTTTTTTTATTGTTAATGTCTGGATTACCCCAATCATTAACATCTAAAGAAGAAAAGGCAACAAAGATGTTTTCAAAGTCAACATCATGTGCAACTAGGATATATTTACCCTCTCTGACATTTTTACCACCACTCCATTTAGTAGCAGCACCATGACCACTAAATTGTGTGCATTTAACTTCAATCTTTTCATCATCATCAATGAAATAGATATCTGGGTCATCTTTATGACCAGATGCAGTTCTTACATTATAACCCATCTCTTTAAGACAACCAGCTGCAACACTCATAAAGGTATGACTTAATATGCCTGTAAAAGCACCAGACTCCCATTTACCACATTCATTATTACCAAAAGGGGATATCTCAAAGTCTTCAAACTTCATTGACAAATCTCTAATGTCTTGTGCATGTTTGATTGCTTTACCAACCAATTTACTTTGCACTCTTGTATCAGAAAATAATGAAGCAAGATTCATTCCATTCTTTTTAGCAGGAGTTACATTTGCACCTAACTGTCCAGTAGCAAGTTTCCAAGTATGTTCAACACTACCACCATTATCAACAACTTGCATCAATTCTGGTTCAAAGTGCATGATTTCTTCCAGATATCTTGCATACTTTTTTGTTAGTCCAATTCTTTTTAAAACGGCATCTCTTTCAATAACCGGCATATCAAGACCAAATTGTTCTTTATATGCATCTTTAGCAGCTTGATATTCACCAAGTTTTACACTCCAATTTTTTTGTCTAACAATATTACCATCTAAGGTATGTGTTACTTCATCATATGGAGCAGATGAGTCTGGTGGTGGTGCATCACTAGGAACTGCCCACACCCACTCAATATCATTTTCTATAGCAGCATCAGTTCTTGTATGACCAAGATCAATCATTCCATCAGGCCAATAAGAAATTGGTTGCATATTTGCAATCTTACCAGATTTCACTCTTTTTCTCATTGATTGACCAATATCATTCACTGATGATTGGTCATAGATTTTTTGATTAGTAGGATTTGGTTTTAGGTCTTTTGCCCTAACGCAAGTCTTACCATCAATAATCTTCACTTCTATCATTTTATCCTCGTATGTTAATGTATGTTAATAGTAACATTCGATAAGGTATTTGTCAAGTGCTTTTTACCTTATTATGTCGATTTTATTCATCGTATCTTGTCTCCACACCTCCAGTTCTTCTCTTTTGCGACCTTGAGCGACCACATTGTTATACCGTTTAGTGGCGTTCTTCTTCCACCACTTAATGACATTCTCAAGTTCAAATCTATCATAGTTTTCTGCTTTTGTCAATACCTTTTCTTTACCAAGCAGAACATTTTTTACATTAGAGAACCCATATTCTCCCATGAAAAATCTTTTTTCAGTTGTGACCTCTCCTGCTGTATTCATCTTGTCAACAAATATCTTGTAAGCCTTTGCATCAATCTCCTTCAAGGACGCTTTTACGATACCAACCATCTTGGATTGAATTTTAAGTTTTCTACTTGCAGTAGGTATACCCTTATCTGTCTTAGCAGGAACTAAAGCTACACCATCATTTCTTTCTGTGAACCACGCATTCAGTTCTGGATATATGGACTCACCCAAGGTCAGCAGAAACTTGGATTGTGTGTTTCCACGATACCGGATGTATGGGCGACAGCCATCATACATCGAGGCACCACCATTTGCAGTCTTCACTGATCCATAAAGCGAGGTCGTCTCAAATAAACAGAACTCTGTGTCATATTTCTTATTTAGCATCCTGCGAACATCAGACGAACAACATATAGCAGCCATCAGTTTACCACCATTATAGTTGAAACCAAACGGCTGCACAGGCACTATATGAAATCCGCATATAGCATGTTTGTTCAGAAGATTTAAGTCTGGAACTTCACCAAGATAATCGTTGCGTGGTTTAGAGTTCACTAATGGAGAGCCAAAACGAATAAACCCCACAATCTTGTCTGTGTTAGTTTCTTTGACAACATACTTAACAGTCTTGCCTGGACTTTCATCTGGACTAAATGAAGCAGTCATCTCCAATAGTGTATTGTATATTTCATTCGTAACCTGTACTATAGAGAAATCCATATCCTCTGGGTGCATATCAAACTCTTGAAATAGGTCATCCTCTAGACCCATGCCAGGCAAAGGTATAGGAATATCTTTTACACGATCAATCTTTCTTGACCGAAAATAATCATCAATACGATTGAAGTCCTCAAAATATTTCATGAGTTTAGTTGCAGCGTATAGTGCGTCTTGCTTATTGAGTATCATTTTAAACCTTTGGAGCGGGCAGAGGGAATCAAACCCCCATCATCAGATTGGAAATCTGAGGTAATATCATTATACGATGCCCGCATTAAAAAAAATCCTCTAGTGTGCCTTGTGCGCCATAACTCGAATCTATCAACCAATCCATCTTCTCTGTGATAACCTTGAGCGGTTCCACAAATGACTTGCTGTATTGTTCATCGTAGTCTATTTTGTCCACAATGTCAAGTTCCTTTGGCACCTCTGTTATAAAAGAAAATGCAGAAGATTGAAATAGATTAGGTTGTCGAAGATGTAGAAACCTTATCTTATCACCCTCTTGTATCAACGGATACTTGTTATCTAACTTCTGCTTGTTGATAAGGTGATTGTATAGGATTGCCCCCTTGACATGGATGGGAGCGCCCTTTGCAAATAACTGAGACTCACCACGAAACTTTTCAACACCGTTACAACTTCTTGGATACGCAATATCCTCTGGTGGTAGCTTCATGAACTCTTCTCGAAACTCCTGTATGAACTTGTTCAGTGTCTTTTCATCACCACTCATCATTATCTTGAGAGCTTCCTTAATCTTCTCTCGACATGGTGCAGGGGTGCTTGACTTGACTGCTTCGATACCCATAATCTTTAGTTGTGGTTCTTTGAACCGCACACCTTCCATATCATGCACATTGAGGATATACCGTTTCTTGGCAGTCCAGATACCCGTATCTGCGATTGCTTCTCTAGCCATGAACATCTTCTGGTCATATGCATTCATACTCTCAGCAAGAGCTTGATAACTTTTGCCAATAAAAGGTTCCAACTTCTCTTCTGCAAGACGGTCCAAGAAATTGACGATTTCCTCATCTGTTCCTCCCGATTTAAACACTTTCCTAACCAGAAGGTCAAGCGCAACATATATCGAGTCTGTATCACTTGCAATAACATAGTCAACCTTGTCAGTTTTAAGAATTTTGTTAAGATGTATATTGATAGCCTTTTCAATCCATCGTATAGATAACTGACCGCTGCTTGTAATTGCTGTAGCAACCATAAGATCGAAATAGCGAAACCAATTATTACCAATTGCACCGTAAGCGGAATTAAGAGAAATCTTCTTTGCCATTTGGATGTTTTCGTAGCGAGATATACGCTTGAGTAGAGCGGGGTTACGAGTATTTTCATAATCTTGTTTAGCCTCGAGCATAAGTTTTTTATACTTGACACGATCATTGTATACTTTCTCCATTATCTCCGGCAGAAATCCTTTAACATCCTTACGGAAAAATGCACCATTGGGGGTCATGCAATAGTCTTTATGACTTTTAACTTTACCATCAAGGATTTTATCTACCATACCCTCTTTCATCTCACAGCCGGGCACTAGAGTTTCTGGTGAGATATTATACTGCATGATAAGGTGTGGATATAGCGAGTTCAAGTCAAATGACATGACCCACTTGTGCATACCCACTTGAGGGTCTTTCACATATGCACCTTCAAACTTTTCACTCTTCTTATGTTCTTTCTTTTGGGGTATCACCTTCTTCTTCTTGCGAAGGTGATTGTATATAACATTGTCCCAGTAGCGCACTTGACCCAGAACATCCATATAGTTTACCTTGCCGTCATAGGCCATAGTCAGACACAACTCAATAAGCCGCATCTTGTCCTCTAGTTTGTCAACCAACTCCACATCGGTAATATTGTATTCAATGAATGATTGATAGTCTTTCTGATACCACTCTTTGAATGTCTCAAAGGGGTTCCCTTCCTTCCGCTCACCTAGTTCCACAAATGCAATGTGGTCCAGCGTGTATCGCTCTTGGTTCGTGTATGTAAACTTGCGGTATAGGTCATAGAAGTCTAGTGCCGATACACCCTGTATAGTGTAGACCTGATGCTTGCGTCCCATCTGATAAACTTCTCTGGCAAACACATTATTCCAAGGTGATAGCTTGTGCATAAACTCTTCACCAAATAGGTTGTTGATGCGGTTGCAGATGTAGGGGATATCGAAAAACTCTGTGTTCCAGCCGGTGATAATATCTGGGTATATCATACGCCACTCATCAAGAAACTTAATGAGCAAGTCATCCTCATCTCTGCACAGGCGATAGTCCACATCATCACGATAGTTCTGAAACTCATGAAGACCCCAGACAACAATCTTTTTGTTCTGATGGTTCTTCATCGTGATTGATAGTAGTGGTTCAGCGGCATCCTGTGGATTAGGAAAGCCGTTCTCGCACTCCACCTCAATATCAATGGTCACAATGAGGATTTGGTCCTTGTCCCACGGCACATCATTCGGATACTCATCACTGATATAACAATATGGGTATTGAGTGTTACCAAATATAATGTCTTGATTTTCTCTCTGTTCAACCCAAGCCTTTGCTTCCTTTATGGAGTGAAAGTGTTTAGGAAGAACATGCTGACCATCAAGTGTCTTGTATCCTGTATCCTCTGTGACTTTGTTGAATAGTGTGGGTTCGTAGTTGACTCGCTTGGATACTCTCTGACCATCCTCGACACCTCTGACTAAAAGAGAGTTGCCACGCTGAATAACATTTGTATAGAAGTTCATTATAAGACTGTATCACCTTTGTAGTTTTTTGTCAAGACCAATTGTCACGATTCATGTATAGTTGTAAGATTTCTTTGGTGATACTTTTAATTCCCTCGTTTTTCATAACATGTTTGGCCGGTTTTGCTTTAGTTTTAGAAAGCACTGCTTCAATGCCTAAAAGACCTGGCGTAGAGTTAACCTCGATAAAATAAGGACTTTCCTTATCTCTATTCTTTGCAGGAATAAAATCAACACCAACAAGTTGGCCTTTAACTGACTCTGCCGCTCGAAGAGATTGCTCTGCCTCTATCTCTGTTAGTTCATACACTTCTGGTTCTGACCCCTGTGACACATTACTACGAAAATCATCACCAACAACTGGTCTTTTCATTGCACCCATAATTTTGCCCGCTGCAATAATAACACGAACATCATAGTCTGTTTTTATATACTCTTGAAGAATGACATCAACAAACTCATCCTCTCTGTAGAGTAGTTGAACAATACTATGAAGAGACTTTAGACTCTCAACCCAAATAACACCAACACCTCTAGAGCCTACAGCGGTCTTGAGTATCATTGGAAACTTACCACCAAGTCTCTCTGCTGCTTCCTTGGCACCCTCTGAATGTCGAACCAAGACTGTTTTTGGCGTCCGAATACCCTCTTTCTTAAAGACTATCTGATTATACCATTTGTCAATACAAATATCGTGACACTCAATCGGATTAATCAAAGTATATCCCTGACTTTCCAGATTAATGCAAGCGACACGCCAAGACATATTACCTGTCTTAGCACCTACTCCAGTGCCCCTAGACATGACCAATGTGTTTTCTGGATTTATACGAAAAGGTTTATCATACTTGACACCATCATCTTTCATGCCAGGCGGTTCATAGGCACCTTCTTCATCCACAGGAAAAGAATATACCAGTTGGTCCTTCCCCTTGTCTTCCATATACATACCATTGAACTCTGCAAGAAAAACTTCAATACCCAACTCTGATGCTTTCTTGCGAATCAAAGGACCAGTTACATTTGGGTCATGTGGGTCATGACTAGACAGAATCAATAATTTGTAGGGTTCATCCTTGTCCTCTTCCTCTGTGATAAATGACTTGAAGTTTTCCAAGGCTCTATTCCCTCTTTTTACCAATATTGTATTTTGTCTCCAAGGTCCACTCACCCTTCTCTTTGTATGCAAGAACTTTTATTTGACTTAAAGGTGCTGGTTCATGTACCACATCACTCAATATACTAATCAAGCCCCAATCTCGTAAGAGGATTGCAATCGTGTTTCTTCTTGCCATGTCATTGATTGTTATATTTGTCTTCTTACCATCAAGGGCAAACAACTCCTTGAAATGCACAATATAGTATTTACCCTGTTTATGAAGAATGTGACAGGATTGGTACAGTTTTCTTTCTTTTCTTGAAGCAACGCCGATACGAGAAAGTGTCTCTCTCACTTTCAAAAAGTCATCTGGTTCACCGAGCCCGACCTCTAGTAGTTGTTCTTGTGTCCAATTAATTTCTTCCATCTCTTCCGCCTTTATTCATTTTTTGTTTTATGGCAGAAATCTGTTCATCAGTAAGTATATCAAGAGCAACTTTTGCTTTTTCATTGTTGTAACCATAGAACTCTTTAACATACTCTAGATTCTCTAATTTCATCGCCTTCACCCAAGGAGTGTATCTTTTCCTTGTTCGTAGACTATTTAGTAAAAAATCATATTGCAGTTTCTTGTCCAGATGGTGTAACTGGTTTATCTCATTCACAAGCATGATTGTGTCTTGAAATGGTGCAAGACACTTATTAACAATGAAAGGCGGATATTTCTTCTCCCATTGTTCATCCTCTGTATCCATGAGAGGTTCTTTGGTGTGGTTTACCGCATTTAAGTAGTCTTTTAGTTCATACATTAATCTACGAACCCCTCACCCTTTTTCCAATGATGTAGCCTGTGAGAAAATACAACCCACATTAATGAAAATAAAGTATCTGATCTATATGTTCCGTTTTTTACTTTTAATTCATACATTTTTATCTCACACAACCTCATGAAGTATTTGTTTTTCATACTTTGGTAACTTACTTGTATCCAATTGAACATAACACTTAAACACTATAACACTTCTCAACTCATAACACTGACGAGACACTGGCATCGCTTGGTGTGGTGTCTTTGCATTAAAGACAATAAGCCTATTTCCAACATATGGAACTAGTTCATCACCGACAACTGTTCCACCACCCCAATCTTTTTTCCAATCTAATCGGGGATAGTATATCATGGTAAAGTCACCATCATCTGTATGTTCATGTGGCTCTATACCGTGAGTATGTGCGTTCAAGTATATGCGTTTGAATCTTTCAATAGTGTAGGTGTTCTTAAAATCATATTTGTAAAAGATAGTTTGCCACAACTGCACCAACCAATCAAAACCATTCTCTATGGTTTGTTCTTCTGTCTCACCACAAAAGACATGCCAGTGTTTATTGACCCCACCCTTTTTAGAATCGTAGTCATACTTCCAATACACATCTTTCATTTGCATAAAAATCAATTCTGCAATATGGTCCTCTAGAACATTATCGTATATATCTAATCTACTGTCCATATCACAACTTCCAATCATCACCGAAATCTGTGTTGTCGAACACTGGCTCTGCAAATGCTTTCTGATTAGAATCTGCGAGGCCATTTTGTTGTCCATCCTCTACATCATACAACTTCATCTTCGCTCTGTCAATACCCACAACGAATCTTTTATTAGTGGTAGGGTCATTGTATCGGTTCTTGAGTTGCTTCACCGCAATCTGGTTTAGTTCGTCAAGCTCTTCGTTACTAATGAGCGCAAACATGAGGTCAGCCGTAGCAGGCAGACCAAAAGATTCTGAAGTATCTTCCAACCCCACATCACTATTGGAGAACCCGCTCCTTGTGGTCTGTGTAGCCGACATAATAGGGACATTAGTCTCAACTGCAAGGCCTCTAAGTTCCTCTGCAATCGCTTTAATATACATGTAACTGTTGACATTTCCATTCGCCTTAAATCGTGATGATGCACATATATTTAGATAATCCACAAAGATAATATCTGGTTTGAATGACCTCTTGATGGCAAGTTCTTTAATCAATCCTCGAAAGTGATTACTATGTGCTGATGCAGTAGGATACTCTTTGATGATGAGTTGTCCATTGGTCTTCTGTTCAATGGCCTTCATCTTATCATCATACATCTGCTTGGGTAATTCGTGTAAGTCATCTATAGAGATATTCATGAGGTTTGCATCAATACGTTCAGCGATACGCTCCTCTGCCATCTCTAGAGTGATGTATAGGACGCTTCTACCTTGACTTAGACAGTTTGCTGCCATATGACACATGAACAGAGATTTACCAACACCAGTGCCTGCAAGAGCAATGTTCAGTGTCTTCTGTGGTAATCCACCCTTGGTTATACGATTGAAGAAGTCCAGATCAAATGGTATCTTCTCCTCTACCTTGTGATAGAACTCAAAGCGAGATTCTGCATCACATAGGTAATCATGACCAATACGGTTATCAAAACCAACAGCCAAGGCTTCTGTAAGAATACTTGGAAGAGCATCGACGCCTCTAGCTTTATCCTTTCCATCAATAATTTTAATCCCATCCACAATTGCATTGTATACCGCCTTATCCTTACAAAAATCTTCTGTTGTCTCTACTAACCAATCAAAGTTCGCATTATCGTCCTTCTCAAGCTCCTTGACCACTGATAATACTCGTTTGTAGTCATCCTCATTCAAGTCACTGCGACTATCCAGTTCCACCTCTAGAGCGTTCTGGTTTGGTAGGTCATTGTATTTATCTACGAACTTCTGTATTTCCTCAAAGACAGTTCGTTCTGTCCTGTCAGAGAAATAATCACCTCTGATGAAGGGTAGCACCTTTCTTGTATAGTCTTCATTATAGATCAAATTTGTCAAGATCGTTTGTTCAATTGTTGTCATTCACACCCTCTTCTTGGTTTTCAATAATATGAACCAGAATGTCGCCAATGAGATTAAAAAAATCATCATTGAACTCTTCTTTTGGCACATTATAGTTGTCCACTATATCATACTCAAAACGAAATGGCAAGGTTCCATCTGCATTTTCTTTCTCTGGAACACTCACCACTCCATACTTATAGACAACACCATGATATTTGCCACCATCGGTTATGCAGACAGACACATTATCATCGTCCTCTTTTACAACAAATGTATATTTTCCTTCCATCTCTATTGTCCTCTTTGTCTGACCAGCATTTCTGATTCAGACTTCGTTGGTTTATTGATTGGTAATGTGTAATGAAGGTAGCTTTGTAATAGATATTTTGGTTTGTTCACAGGCTTTTTACCACAATGGACCCAAGGAAACATTGGTGGAAACACTATTGCTCGACCACCAATGCATTTCACTGACATCGTTGATATAGTGTTTTCAATAAACTCTGTCTCACCAGCATCGTTGTCATCAAGGTAGATAAAAAACGCAAGAAACCTCATAGCAGTTTCTCTTGCTGTAACATCTGTGTGCCAGGGAAACTCATCCACATCATTGGGTGAGTATTTTTTTAGTTTGATGCCCTCAAGAGCATATTCTTCTGGGAATAGTTTTTTGTGCTGGTCAGGCCAAGGAAGGTCATTTTTATATTTTTGAATTATTTGAGTGAACGCATCCAAGCATACTGGAATCTCATCCTTCCAGTATTCTGGGTTGTCTAAAAGAAGCGTATCTGAAAATTTCCTGTAATCATTCCAAACAGCTTTTTCGTCTGTATCTTCAAATTTGTCTATTAGTTTCTGACAAAATTCTTGACTAAGAACATCCTCATAAACTCTTATCATATTATCCATAACAAAACCCAATTTTTAGTCTACAGCAATTCTCTTCTTAATCTTTATGTATGCTTCATCTGTATTAGCACCCCAAGAATCACTGGATATGTATTCAAAGTAATAATTCTCACCAGTTTCTTCTAGTGAGTTTAACTTATCAGTGACCTCTTGTTTCGTGCATATCTTTCGTTGTGGGGTGTCCCACAATTTGCTCCAATTCGGTTCCATTTTTTTTATTTTCCTTTATAGTTTATTCCCAGCAAATCTGTGTTGTGTTGTGTCATCAGATTCATATTGTGGTATGATGGAACATATGGCTTATGTTCTGCCACATCGTTAGATTTCTCTAATGCATCAATTCTCAACTCAATTCTATCCATCCTTCGATTTTTTCCTATCGAGTCACTAATGCC